TAGCTAAAGGTAAGCAAAACATTAATCGCGTTCTTAGTAGATCAACCTCTTACCAGGAAGGCCAAAACTGGATTTGTAGAGAATTTACTTTCGCAACAGAGTACAAGTACTCCGAGTTAGCATGGTATTCTCTAGAATTAACAGCAACTGGCATACCCTCGACCTATGAAGAACAACTCGCTTTAGCTAAGCGACTTGCGTACAGTACCAATATCTCATACTCGACCGTATGGAATGCTATTCCTTGGTCTTGGCTGATTGATTGGTTTACTAACATCGGAACTTTCTTGGAAACCCATTCAAACGAGATTGGGTTTACTTGGAAGAACTTAAATGTTATGTTGACTCACGAGTCCTCACGGACGACTGAGTTTCTGTCTTCAACGTTACCTAGTGGGGTTACTTCAACCTCACCATCGTATCATTCCATAGTTAAACTACGGAGGATATCGAACACGCTTTCCCCGGATCTTTTCAAAATGCCTGTCATTACTGGCAGGCAAGCTGGAATCCTGGGAAGTCTCTTCTTAGTCCCACAATTAAAGGGACTTTAGGTGCAATATGCACTTATTCTTGTAACTATATAGTTGCGAGGCTTAACGGTCACCGTGAGGTGACTCATTTCCCGGACCGCAGTGATGCGGCCACAAAGAAGGAGCAATCACCATGTTTGATAGCACCATTACAGTAACCGACGGCGTTGATACTCATATCCTTAATCGGATTCGAGCAACCGCCACCGGCTCTGAATACTATTTGAACGTAAGCGCAACAGAACGCGTTTACTTGTTCATTAACCACACGGTTCCAAAGGATGAGATTAATGAATCTCATATGGGCCGGATTGACATCCATCACTATGATAGTGAAGGCGGTCTTCTCCGTATCTCGAGTGCCTGGAGCGTCATTAAAACGACGTCTGGCATTCAAGAAGATGCTGACTCTGAAAAGGCAGCAGCCCTCCTCGACAGTTTTATGTCGACGGCCAATGTAACCAAACTTGTAGATCGCGAGTCATAAGGGGAAACTCTTCCCTAAGACTAACGAACTACGGGTTCCGTGGATGGTCTATCAAGTGTGAGCCAAAGCTACAAAGGAGTACCTTTAAATGGCCCATACTAACATGGCTTTGCAACCACTTACGCCGTTCCTTCAGGATTGGTGCGAGTGGGATGTAGAGCTGAGACCTGTCTTGTGTGATATGAATTCATATATCACTAAGCACGTCAGAACTAGAGGACCTGGTATCTTATTCATTGATTTCCCTGCGATAGGGAAGCTCTTTGATAAGGCCTTGTCCTCTGGTTACTTTGACTGGAGTGCACTTCCAAAGGTTGTCGGTCGCAAGACCAATAGCCCTCTTGGGTCACTCCTCCGATACAACTTTTCGTTGTCCGGAGACGTGCTGACTGACGATCCAGATCGGATATTCTTCTGCCGGACCTTCCTCTATATGTGGAAGAAATGGCCTGGAGAAGTTACAAAGGAGACTATCAATGAAACAGTTTCTGACTTTATTGAAACTGATAAGAGGCTTGAGGACCCAGTCATGGACTGGGCCTCGGACTCCTATTTTGATCGCATCCCTCGTGATTATATCCTTGCTAGGTTTAGGAACCAGCGTTCAATACTATCTGAACACTTGTTTGACACCGTCAATTCTGTCTTCGACAGGATCGCCGGATCATTTCCTGAACCTACTGGACTGCTACGTCCAAAACATGGACCAGGCGCCGTAGCTGAAGGTTCACGCTTTCGAGATAAATATCTTTTCGAAAGCTGGGGCATAAAATTAGATCGGGTTTTCCCGATGGACGGTTATGCCACGTCGAACCTTGCATCATGTGATTCATCTGTCGAGCCTCCTTTGGCACGTCTTATTGACGTTCCAAAAACAATGAAGGCTCCTCGTTTAATCACTGTTGAACCAATGTCAGATCAATATTGCCAACAGGCACTATTGAAGTACTGGCGGGACAACATGCCCAGGAGTATCTCTAATAGCTATTCACCTAACTCACAGGTTCCTTCTCAACGAAAGTGTAGAGAAGGTTCTATAAGTGGGAAATTAGCTACTGTTGATCTCTCAGAGGCCAGTGACAGACTGTCACTGTCTCTTATCGAACTA